ATCTTATTATCGTAAAAAATCAATATGTTTGGAAATGGAATTTCGATATGGTTTAAATGGTTTTCTCTCGCCCATTTGAATCCCTGAAACCTTGCTATTTTCAGAACACTCAAATATTCTTCCTGTGTCTTTACGAACACGTTTTTTCCTGTTAAATTAATCATATTTTTCCTCCCTTAATCTTATTGCTCGCTTTACCTCTTTATCAGAATCTCTGACAACTCTACCACTTGCGCATTTTACACATTTGATTCTCCAACCACCTTTATATCTTTCGAAATGTCCATAACCTGTTGGGACTTTTTCACCGCAACAATAACAAGTTCCTGGATACCTATTCCTTGCCATTTACTTCACCTCTCCTGTAATTTCATCAATACACTGATTCCAGCCCTCTGCAAAGCCAGCATCAGATGTATTGGCTGGATAATCTCCATTGTCTTTCTCGGGCAAGTCCATAAGTGGACACCAATCAGGTCTTGATTTGCTTTCACAATCATAATGTTCTTCTGTCATCAGAATTACATCATAATCTAAACAGTCAGCTAATTCACAATAACCCACATATTCAAGTTCGCCGCAGTATGCAGTTCCGAACGGGCAATCATAGCAATTCTCTGGCGTATCCAACACTAATACTGATTTACTCACTCGCTTCACTTCCTCTCAGCATCAGGCTCAAAGTGTTATATCCCGGACAAGTTCTGACTCCGTTTCTGGTATCTCTTAACAATACGCAATATGGATATAATGCCATGACCTCATAGATGTGTTCTGCGGCATCTTCGCCACGCTGGTCGATGTATTTGAAGCACTTTCCTGGTCTAAGAAAGTACCTTGCACATACATACGCTTTCGTTCCAAATCTTGCGCTTGCACTACTCATTTGTGTTCCTCCTGTAATAACTCTGGATTGTCGAAAATGTTCCCAACCACTTCAACACATTTTCTTTCATTGACATAGAATCCCAAATTACAATAACTATTGCCATAATCTCTTCCGATTGCATAACTGTAATCCAATGTCCAATCCCCATTTGTCATTTTTACAACTTCTGGATATTTTTCTTTGCGATCACATATATCATTTTCCCAAATTTTCTTCCCGTTCTTGTCTTTCAAGCCTGTATATTGGCAGATGGTGGATGGGTTAATTTCCGCATATTCCCATACTGTATAACTATCAGCGTGGAAGATGAAATGTTCTTCGCTGCCTAAAAGGTCATATCTTTTCTGATAGCATCCCTCAACCCATTTACCATCATCAATCCGCTTTGCCTTGAAAAGAATTTCTCTCATTTCGGCTCCACCATCCTCTACTTGTCCCGATTCTTCTAACCAATTTTCAACACATGGTAGACAAATATAGCAGCTGCACCAACCTTGTCCTTCTACTATTGCTTTTTGGTTTAACATTTTTTCGCCTTTAGGTATCTGTTTTTCACATACGCAGCATAAATGAGAAACCCTTATTTTTACGATTTTTTCTGTCAGATTTGATTCCGAACCATCCATATCCCCTGCAAATATCTGGCTATCAATATACATTTCTTCTGGATATTTCATTCAATCCCACCGCCTTTCACGATTTCTACCGCCCTGCTTAGTCCAGCATTGTATCCTTGATGCACATCGGATAAGATACATTCGGATTCGATGAATTTATCTCTTTTCAATTCGCCAATAACCTTATCAACATCAAATGCTGTCGGCTGCTCGTCCACAATATGTATATATCTGTCTATAATCTTCTGTATTGGTTCTCCTAAGATATTTTGAAGCAGTATATCTTTTTTTAATTTATCTGCGATTAACCGCATTCCTCAGCCCTCCTTGTATGGTTCTGGAAGTGGCATCCAGGCTTTTATTTCAATCCAATCAATACAACTTTCTAAACCATATTCCACATCCGAATTAACACTACATGTATCACACCAGGTATTTTCCCCATCAGTGACAATAATTTCTTGTCCATCATCTGGTAGTAATCCGTCAAGGTAATATTCAATATCCTCTGAATAACCATTTTCCTTACGTTCTGCATCCGTGATTTTATGATACTTGACGATAATCCAACCATTTTCTTTCTCGTCCTGCTCCAGATCAGCAAAAAGTAATTCTACAATTTTTGAGATATTATTTTTTGAGAAATAAGCTCCGTTCCCTGTGTTTTCCACCTCATTCTTCAATTGAATTAATCTGTCTTTAATATGACTCATGCTTCCACCTCACTATCCTTTGGCATCTGGAACGTCATTCCATTTTTGAGCATTTCTCCAAGTTCTCCTGCATGTGCTTTGTTTTCTTCTGTTTTTGGCTTCATGCTTAATATCCTACATACTTCTGGAATTACATATTTTGTGTATTCCGAATCTCCATAGGCTTCCTGAATCATGTCCAGTACTTTCATGGCTTTTTCTTTGGTGGAATATTTTCCTAAAATAAAATATCCTCCACTTCTCTGTGCATCCTGCAAACTCCAACATATAACATTCAATGAATCTGGGAGTTTTAGATTAACTACAATGTTTTCAAACTTTACCAGCGCTGTTTTATCCTGACTTCTGATTAACATTTTGTGTCCTCCTTATCTTTCTCGCAGAATCCTCTGTGTTCATGCACTGAATACTCGATTCCGCAACTCTGTTTCATGTATGTGAGTTTTTCTC